TAAACCTACCGCCACGAAATGGCGCGGGTACCCACCTGAAACTTGGTGGAGGATCGGTCACTGTGTCATCCCCTTGGGGAATCTACGTTTATCGTCTTCGGACGTTTTGCGTGGGGCTGGATCCCGGGCATTCTCCGAAATAGAACTTACTAGGAGAGTAGCGATGCCCGCACCAGCTGTTAGCACCTACACCATACAGCCACGAGTTGTGAGGTCCCTGATAACGCCCTCCTGGGCGCCCTGGGTAACCCACAACATCACAGTGGATGGAGGTGGAACCATCGAGGCGATGCGTTGCCCGGCTGTCGTCGTTAACCAACGGCGGCCTGACGGAACTCGCCCCCCTTCCTACTGGAGGAAGGAATGGGCGAGATGCGTGTTTCCTCTGCGGTCCCTGTCGACTGTACCAGTCGGTGATGCTTGGTTTTTGCAACCTGGCAGTACCACCGCCATTGGGAGGGATTACCCTACCAATCAGTCTATCCACCCCGGTTTGTTCTGGGAGCATATGGCCGATAAACTCGCGCCAGCTTCCCAGATGGAGTGGTATGTGCAGCAAGTTGCCAAGACGAAAGTCCTTGGCAAGCTTGAGAGGCAGAAGATGGATCTTGGTGTTACCATGCTCGAGATGAAACAGACTATCGGTTTCACAACCGACTTGGCTGTTGGGATCCTGAAAGGGATCACCGCGGTGGTTAACTCCCGCCGTAAACTTGCGCATGAAACTGATCAGCTCCTCCGCGCCACAGTGAAGAATGGTGGTGACATGACCAAGGCTTTTCACAGCTTGGGCATGCGCAACACAGATATCCTGCACGCGGCTAGAGATGGTTGGATGGGTTACCAGTTCGGCTTAAAACCCTTAGTGTACGATGTGCATAACAGCTTTGACGCCCTTTACACTTCGATTTACGAGGAGAAGAAATCTGTCTTGGTGAAAGCCAAGGCCGGTCATTCCGATCAGAAGCTACGGAACGTCGTTATGCCTGCATTCAGTACCCTCGAACCTAGGTTCACGGGTCGGATGCGCTATAGCTCAGAGGTCCACTATAGCGTTACGTACGAAATGCCAGCTGGCGGGACTCCAACTGCAACATTGTTGGGTCTCGATAACGCATGGGCGATTGGCTGGGAAGCTACCAAGCTCTCCTGGATGGTCGATTATGGGTTAGGCGTGGGCGACTGGCTGCGGAGTTTCACCGCAGCTAATGGGCTCCTCTTTCGGGAGGGGTCCTGCTCCATGCTACTAAGGTGCGTGCTTGAATCGTTGTCTGTTGAACCTCCTAATGGTAACACCTTCGGCCAAAAGCCATCGGTCATGGGAGCCAGCATCGAGCACGGAAGATTCCTACGGGAAGTGCTACCCCCCGTGGGTGTGGTACCAGGAGTGGTGCCACAGCTTAAGGAGGAGATAGGTCTTCTGCAACTCGGAAGTAGCCTGTTTGCTCTGTCGCACTGGCTTGGCGGCAATTCTGCCGTCAGGTAACCTGAAGGACATAACATGTCTACTATCGTTCTGAACTCCCTGAACTATGTTGGTCAAGGTATCATTAATGGCCTGTCCCACTTCTGGGAGCGGTCGGCCGGGATTGTGAATGGTTTCCGCCATTTGCAGAACTCGATCGGCCTCTCGCAGGATAAGACCCACGTCAAGTGGAAGCTGACCATTCCGTATCTGGTGGAAGAAGATTCCGCTTGCGCCTGTGAAGGCGCTAAACAGTACGAGGATACCCTGGTCGACATCGTCGTGCGTTTCGACAAGAAGCTGCCGGCGGCACATCGGGACGCAACCCAGACGAGCATCGAGAACCTCGTTGTCACAACTCAGTTCCGTGACAGCGTGAAGCTCCTGCTGCAAGCGTCTTAATCGACGCTCAAGAGGCCCTCACGGGTCAAGTGGTCTAGGTTGTAAAATCAGTCAAGGAGACTGAGATGAGAAAGAAACCTGGTGTTTCGCTCACCCGATTAGGTGATTCTGCGCTCCGTGGCTTGCACGGGTCTATAGCAGCTGCTTTCCCAGAGTTGGCTTTCACACCCGAAGCAATGTCAGCCCGGCTGGAACATCATCGAAAGATGGCGTTCAACGGGACAACTTCGTACAGGTTGTTTAAACATCATTATGTACGCTCACAGGTCCTGAAACGTTTCCAAGAGGGTGGTATTAGTGCTGAGGCCCGAAAGGCCGATGCACTGTTGAAATACCATGCCGCCGAGGAGAAGTGTAGGGACTCTAATGGTAGACTGTGTGGTGCGTTCGAAGCATCCGCGCGATTGTCTGACAAACACGTCAGGTATTTACGCCGGGCAAGAGCAATCCTATCAGCCGCCTTAGGTGAGTTCGACCTGGCAGAGTTTGTTCAACACTGTCAGTTTTCGAACGGGGCGACAACAGAGTTCTGCCGCAGAGATGCGTCGGTACAACACAAGTGGGCACAGGGGTCCCACATCACTGAAAACTGTCTACCTCTACTGCGAGCCTTTGACAAGCTTGTGGGTTCTCCTTTTGATCATGTGTTTTCATCACATGTGGTTGAGGGAGGTGAGGTGTTCACCGTGTTGAAGAACTTCAAGACCGACCGTATTTGTGACAAGCAGCCGACACTCAATGTCTTTTTCCAAAAGGGCGTTGGGAGCATGTTACGAGTACGGGCATGGAACGAAGGACTTCTTCGCCCCGATGCGCAGCAGTACCATGCGCGCCTCGCTCAAGAGGCAAGTATGACAGGTCGGCTAACCACCGATGATCTGGTCTCGGCCAGTGACACTGTCTGTCTTGCCCTTGGGGAATTGCTACTGAGTGGAAAGTGGGCAGGAGCTGTTTACCTGACCCGCTGTGCAGCTACTAGGCTCCCCAGTGGTGAGACTGTGACTCTCGAGAAAATATCCTCGATGGGGAACGGTTTCACGTTCGAGCTTGAAACGTGGATCTTCTACGTTCTCTTGCGAGCAGTTTGCGGTAAGGATGCGTGTATTAGTGTTTACGGCGATGATCTGATATACCCAACGGAGTACGTTAGTGAGGTGCGAGAGTTCCTCTCCGTTTGCGGCTTCGAGATTAACCTCGAGAAGTCGTTTAGCACGGGTCCCTTCCGGGAATCCTGTGGCGGTCACTACTTCAGTGGTCATTCCGTTAAACCGTTCTACATTGAGAAACTTCCTCGCACTTATGGTCAGGTCATCAACCTACACAACGATATAGTCGCGTACCACTCGAACATGCCGCCTAACAAGCGGTATTTAGAGATCGCGCGTCAGTGTCGTCGGTTGATCCCCAAGAAGTTCTGGGGACCGTGCAACACAGACGGAGTGCTCTGGTCGGAGTGGGATGAGGCAACCCCGCGTTATAAAAAGGGTGCAGGGCGGAAAACGCCCCTGTACTCCTATGAACGCCGAAGCGAT